TAGTAAGAGAATTCGCGTCAACGTAGGTAACATCTGCAATGCCAACACGCTTAGTGGAATCAACCACAGTGACTGAAGGATAAGCGTTTAGGTTGTGCGTGATATTCCAGGTAGCCGCTGCTGTGCCTTGATCGTGTACAAACGTTGTGGTTCCTAATGCGGTTCTAGCATCAGACGCGCTGAGTACAGTCAGACCATTGTACTGGTCAGTAAATACAACCTTAGATGCGTCAAGCGTTGGTAGAGTTAGAGTTCCATTGACGTCTAGGTCGTTTGTTATCGAAGCTGATTCTAGTGTAGCTAATCCAGACGTTGATAAGGTTGAGAATGACGCTGTTCCGCCAGCACTAGTGATCTGATTAGGGAATATGCGTTTAGTGGTCCCAGTAGGAGCCATTGACGTGTCGGAAACATCAACATAGACGAGCAGATCATTGGCTGGATCTACGACTGTTCCGGCATCTAACGCGCTGATCTTTGTGTCAGCCATTCACTAATCAATACTTACGGTTGTACGCAATAAACGTTCCAGCAGAAGCAGCAATGCTAGTAAATACACCACCAATACGAGTACCGGCAGCAAGGCTAGTAGATGTTGGAGGAAAGTTGGTAATGTTGCTGGTAGCTGCACTAAACGTACAAGCAGTCAAACACAATATCTCTCGGAAGTCTCCAGTAACAGCAGCAGTGCTAGTATTCATAACACCACCGTATTCGTAAGCTAGTTGTCTATTTGAACCTACATTCATAAGTCGTATTTCTTGCTATATCGTTTGTTCTCTCCTTGGAAGCCAAATTGGAGCTTGGTCCCACCACAATTAACCTTCACTTCAGGATTGTCACGCTCAACTTCTTTAAGAAACTGGCTATCACGCCAACATCCGTAACCATATTTCTGACCCCAAGCATGGTATAACGTTGGATCAATACTCATACGCAAACGGCCAATACCTTCAATGGAATTACGTTTAATAGTCTTATTGTTCTGAGCTATCTTCTGGTGGTTAATCTCAGCTTTTACCATTTCTTTCTGATATCCCTTTTTGAATTCATTTATGACAGCTTGTTTTAGCGCAATAGGAACATCATCCAAAGCACTAGCTATCATTCCAGCTACTCCGTTACTCATAAACTTACATAGAAATAAAAAAGGAGCCAAAGGAACGCAAGTCCAATGACCCCTAATCTGATTATATGTAATTGATATTAGGTTGTACCGTTGAACATACCAAACCCGTTAGGATTCTTAACAACGAGACCTGCAATAGCCTGAACCAATCGAATAGGACCACCACCAGCATCAGGCAGTTCTTTAACTTCAGGCAACTTGCTGTAACGAATTTCAACCATGTCCATAGGAATGATGTAACCCTTAGTTGGAGTTGCACTATAAGCATAACTTCCAGCTTTGTTTCCGCTAGTCCCGATAAAAGTATCTGGGTGCAAGATCAGACGGCCAAAGTCACCTTCAAAGATGTCAATGGAAGCCTTGTAAACATCACTAGCCAACTCCTGGTTAAAGGTGCGAACAGCAGAAGCCGCAATGGTGCTAGAGTTAGCAGTAGTAGTAGTTACAGCCGCAGTTAAGTTAGTAAAAGCTCGCTTAAGAGTAGTACCAACAATGCAGTCGTAATCACGGAACACGCCGGTAGCACCATAGATCGCAGTCAACACATTTTGAACAGTGCTTTCAGTGATAGAACCAGTTGCCGTAGTGATAACAGCTCCAGAAGCAGGCTCAAACCCACCACCGGAAGAAGGGGCGCCAATGTTGCTAGAGTTAGTCGTCGTAAGCCAGCTACCAAGAGAGCTAGTCATATACGGATCACTACCAGCACCAAGCTGAGCAGCCTGATTAGCACACAGAAACGTAGCTTCCATGTCACGCTTAAGCTCAATAAGCCGCTTAGAGATACCATTAGCAACTTCGTCAGTTACACCAGCAACATTCTGGGTCTGAGCAATGAAGCCAACACGGAAGTTACGCCGGAAAGCTTGAGCGTAGTTAGACAAACGAGTCCGATTAACAACAGCGTTGTCGTAAGTGCTAACATCAGTTCCATCAACAACACCCGTAACTTGAGGGGCTTGATAATTGTCTACCTGCCAAGAAAACGTAACGTTTCCAAGGTCTTTACCCTTAGGAGCCATAGACACAAAAGGAGTAGATTTAGCATCGACTACAGCAATGTAATCTGCCAACTCCTCGCGTACACCTACCATTCCAGGTTGAATTAGTGCTGCCATAACAATACATCCTTACACTAGTGCTTTTTTAAGCAACTGAGTCAATTCTGCCTCGCCACCACTCTTAAAGAACTTCGATCTAGCAGCACTTAATTCAGCTTTGCCGGAATCAACTTTAGCAGGACTAGATGAAGGAACGCTTGGCTGTTTTGGAGCAATCTTTGCAGGTGCTTTAGTCGCAGGTTTACCAGCAGTCTTTTCCCTAGCCATACGCAGCTTTCGACCCTCAATGAAATCGCCAATCAACACTTGGTATTCAGGAAGCTGTGCAATCTGAGGCATTTGCCTAATAACTGACTGTGCTTCTGTATACTCAACGGCAGATCGGTCTTTCCACCAAGGATAGATGTTTTCAGCAATAGGCTTAATCTGGCGGTGCTGTTGAATGAATGCGGCACGTTTAGGGATGTGTAGATCTAATGCGTCCTCAACCTTGCGGCGAATCTGCTTAATATCTTCCCTAGTGTATTCCTTACCATTCAACTCGCAGCCGTCTTGGTTGTCTTCGCACCACCGCCTAAGGTCACGGGCTTTATTCCACTCCTCAGTCAGCTTTGCGTCGTCCCAAACATCACTGAAAGGGTTATCCATACTAGCCACAGGAGCGACCTCTGGTTTGGTAGACAACTCTTCCAGCTTAGATTTAGCCTCGTTCAGCTCGCGTTCCAATGCTTCAGCCTTAGCCTGTGCCTCTTTACGTTGGGCAGTCAGCTTATTGATGCGCTTTTGAACACTAGACTGATCGGCTTCCTCTGGCTGTTCGTCTTGTTCTTGTTGTGAAGGATCAAGCTCAGGAGACTCATCCTGATCCCCAGTTTTATCAGAAGTCTGGGCTTCTACCTCAACCTGAACTTCATCACTCGATGCTTCCGGCTTAGGATTTTCTTCAACGATTTGTTCAGACTCCGAAAAACGCTTTTGTAGCATCTTTGCCAACGCCGCCTCGTCGAAAGTAAGCGGATTGAGATTAGGAGCAGATTCTGTTGTCGCCGTGTTTTGGGAGGGTTGCGCTTCCCCAGTGTTTATAGATGTATCCATGCTGTTTATACCCAAGCAAGATGGGTTTTATATACCAGTATTGATATAGCCCAATACAGAAAGCTTTAGAGATCAGTGTTAGTAGCGTCGTCTTCTGTCAATTCATTTTCACCACTTAGTTCTGCAATAGTATAAAGCAAATCGGTAATAGAAGCAGCTCTACCGCAGTTATATGCTCTACTATCTGAATCAAGATCTGGGTACAAAGCGGCTTTATGCTCATAATTAACAGCGTCTTTGATTATTTGAAGAAACGCATTGTAGGTTTGATTATGTTGAGAAGAGGATTTGAGTATCTCCTGTAGTTTTTCTTCGGTATATCTCATTGGTTTGCCTGTACTCCTAAGCGTCCTGTGACTGCGTTTTGTTGTTGTTGAACAGAGAACTGAAGATTCTGAACGTACTTTTGAAGATTAGCTTGGAACAACTGATCCCCTTGAGCTTGTTCAATGTATTTAGGGTTAGATTGTAGTATCTGCTGAGCAAATTGGAGTCTTACAGCGGCTGTTGGATCGTTCTCACGTAGTTTTGGAGGATTACCAAGGCTGATTAGAGCCAATTCATCGTTAGTCTCATCAAACATCTTCTGAGAGGCTGGCCCAGACTGCATAATAAGCTCATTAGCAAGCGTAGGATCAACTGCTCTAAGTGCCAAACCAACCAATTTAGCCCTGTCAATAACTCCAGCAGAATCCAAAGGTAGAACAAGAGTGGAAACAGCCTTTAGTTTCTCAGTAACCAAGTCGCTAGACAGCTCTCTAACGTCAAATTTCAGGCTAACATCCATCTCAAGCGTGTTTGTGCTAAGAGGAACATTCAAACCTGTAATCCGCATCACTTCTTCTGATCCAATATACTGAACTGTGAGTGACAAAACCTGCCTAAAAACTTCAGTCCATCCATGTAGCCAGTTGTTTACAAGCCTCTGTTGACGCATTTGAGTGATAGCAGGAGCAACCTTCTCTGTAGGACGGCCAAAGTACTTATCAACTTGAGCTTCAATTTCTGCAATCAGGTTAAAAGCAACACTTGGCTCACGCGCAGGAGGGGTCATAAAGCTAATCTCACCTGGACGTAGAACTGGAATTTGAACAGCAGGACCAAGCTTTAGATTACCACCACGTGTCTTAGGAACTTGAATAGGCGGCAACGTGCAAAGAGCTGTGTAGTCAAAGATGCTATCGCGTTGAGCCTTAACTTCATTCTGCCAAGTATGACAAATCTCAGGAGCGCCACGTGACTCAGCAATCTTTCGGTGAATCATCTCAGTGCGCCAAACCACAAACGGATACATTCCATGCTCGTAGTCAATCAGCTCAAACTTACCCCATTTTCCGCCAACCTGAGGGCATATAACAGTGCAATACACGCCTGGAACATTCTCTTCATCAACTGACTTCTGATAGCAGTAAACAATCTCAATCAAGTTAGAACGATCTAGCAGAGCATTGTTGGTCAAACCCATCGAGTAGGTGTAATCAGCATAGTTACTGAACTTGCCCATAGCCGATATAGCCTGCTCAGCCCACTCAGAATCCCACTCATCAGTCTCAACCTTCTGACGCACCTCAATCTCAGTCATGTAAGCACGCCTAAAAACAACACGCGCACTCTGAATGTCAGTGGTCTCAGGAGGAAAAGCCAACTCATCCCAAGGACACAAAGCCGCTATACTAGGGCCATCTTTAACAATCGTAGGAACAGGAAACTCGCACTCACCTTCTTCACGCAACTCACGTACACACTTCAATGCCTTCTGCTTCTTAAGATTAGGAAATGCTGCCATCAAAAGCTCAGCCACCTGATCCGTAGCCTCTTCATTAGCAATCAAGTTAGGTAGCTCAGACAGAATGCTTCCTTGTGGGCTATTAGCAGCCAACTCCATGATTTGCTCAATCTTAAGCTCTTGCTCTTTCTGACCTATTTCCTGCTGCCAAGAGATGTGAACTCCAGCCCAACCATAAGTCCATTCATACTGAGCCAATAGCTCTACCTCACGTGTCAATGAAGTATACAGCTTCTGGTTCATCGTCCAATCCATCAAAGAGTGAGCCGCTACAGAAGTATCAATGTTACGTACATTAACCGGGCTAACCCTAACCATAGAACGCCAGAAAGCCGTTGAGTACAGATCCACCATCGAATTGCACACATCATCAGCTAATGGAATACGAGTGTCTGAAGCTCCATCCCAAGGAAATGCAGGTTTGTTAGGGTTGTTCTGATTCCACTTCTTACCATCTTCGCTCTGACCCGACCAACGGCAATATCTAGTGTTCTCAATGGTAGTAAGCCTAGATCCAATACCATAGTTAGTAGCACTTCGACGCAACTCTTCAATCAAGGCTGTTACATTAGGCTCAGAACCAACTTTAGCCATTTGATCAGTTGGCGTTTTATACGGTGCAATTTCCATAATCTTATTACAGTCGATCTATTTGCGTTATAAAGAGCTTGGTTTGCAACAAAATCAATACGAACCGCCGCCAATCGAATCTAAGCCTCCAGCGCCAACAAACTCCAACTTGTTACAAAGAAGCATTCCCAAACAATCAATAGGATCCTTAGAAGCACCTTTCTGACCATCTTTGCCTGTATGCTCGCTCAATGACCAAACTAAGTTATGACAATCATTAACGATATATAGCTTAGGTTCATTGATATTTGTCATTGGCTTATTTGTGTCGTAACTAAGCTCGCTATTGATTGCAGCAGTCCTTTGATCCACTGGTACACCTGAAGCAGGTACAAACGCCATACCATCATCATGCTCAGAAGGCTCAGCCAGCAAATCAATCAAAGTAGTGCCACCTTGTTCGCTAATAGCCGGAGTTCCACCAGCCTTAGGGTCAATCAATCTCATTACAGGCTCACCTAACCCAATCTCAGCTTCTATAGCCCTAAATAGCTCTCTATACTCAATAATGCTACGTCCAGCACCCAACGTCTGAGCAGGTCCAGCTTTACCATCAGCTTTTTCACTAGGCAGAGTCCATTCTCCAAACCCGGCAAAATCAGGAAACTCCTTAAGCACAATCTTCTTACCGTCTGGCATTACCCAAATCCACAAACAGAACCAATTTCTAGCCCCAGCAGGGTCAACAACCATATACAAAGTACCCTCTTCCTTGGGAACCTTCTCAGCCGGTATACAGTGAATCTCAGGCCTAAACCTAGCAAACGCCTTGCCCACATTCTCAGAAGCCCAGCCATAAGCTCTAGTAAGCACCTGACCCATAGGCGCACCAACCAACTTAGACTTCATCTCATCCCAAGGGTTGTACGGATTATCCTCTGAGAAGAAAAACACAGTCTTCCTATTAGTCCTAAGCTGATCCATTACCCTAGGAGCTTTACCAACAGGCCACCCAGGCACAGCACACTTATCCTTCAATAACTCACCATCAGCCCACCTCTTAATCTCAGCACCACCCACAAACTCCTTGTACACACTAGCCACACCCTCCAAAGGCGTCTGAGTCACCAAGAACTTACCCCTACGTGTCACCAACCTATACCTCAATGTATCCACCCAACTCTGAGGCACCAACTCATCACACCAAATCAAGTCAGCCTCTCTACCCTCAATAGTATTCTCACTCTGTGTATAATTAAGAAAGTCACACCTAGAACCATTAGGTAATATAAAACTACCATCAGTAAAACCATTCTTTCTACTATAATTCAAATAATGTATCTTACCTTTCTTAGTAGCTCTTAAGTGTATAGGCAGATAATTATATATAGCAGGTTGTTGTACTGTTACACTTGTAGCATTACTAGTATGACAACATAACACATTACAATTATCCTTACTAAGTAACGTCTCAACTACTCTCCTAGCAGCCCATAAAGTCTTACCAGCTCGGTTACCACCACTAATCAGCATCTCCTGAGTACTAGGCCATAACTCATTACATATCTCCCAATGGTCTGGTATATAGCCATAATTATAAGGATCAGCCTTTTCTAGTAAAACTAACTGCGTCCTTTGTAATTTCAACTCAATCGCCTTAGGATGATCCGCCCTAACCTTAGGTATAACAGGATGCTCAGGCTGATCGTTCCACCAAGCCACATTACACTTATCCTCACAAAACCGCTTCTGCTTCTCACCCTCAAAATGCACCTTAGGCACAAAACCCTTGCCGCACTGAAGACACTTACGCTCAACACCACGAGAATCGCTCATATTTGACTTATAGGACACTTTGATTTGCTAGGGGATAGAATGACTAGGATTGAGATTAGGATGCGGTGTAAGAGGAGTTTGAGATAATTTTTCCTATAGATAAACCCGTTGCCAATGTTGCCGCCTAGCTTTGCCCAACCCCCTCCTCCCCTTACCTTAGTTTACACGTGTCAACTTTGAATATAATACCTATTGTCTAAACCAGCCTTTTACACGTCAACGGCGTCAGAATCACTGGCTTTTGTATTAGTACTAGACCCTTTTGACCTTAACTCATTAAGTAGCTCTCTATGGTTCACTGAAATTGACATATTGGCGGTGATATTGGTTGGCGTTCCTTCCATTAAAAGCTTCTTGTCCAACATTATAGCCATAGCAAGGGGTGTCTTATCCGGGCTTATCATGTCAATATCCCCTTCTGCCATTCTCTTAGTTGCTTTGTAAATAGCTATTCCCAGGTAGTCAGTTACAGCGTTTTGCCATTCCTCACGTGTTTCAGGGTAATCTATGTCTACCTTAACTCCTCTAATCCATTTGAACGCAGTGGTTTGGGTTACCCCAGTCTCGTTGGCTATCTCAGCTAGTGATTTGTTGAGAATGATTCCTTCCATCACTTTGTCAGCCTTATCCTGGTCTAGCACATCGTTGAAATGACGCAATGTCTTGTTTTCTTGCAATGCAACCTTGGCCTTCTTAGGTCTAGCCATTCACTGAGTACTATTCCCTACAGTTCCCTACATCAAGCTCAAAATGTTGCAATGCGCCAGTAAATCCCTAGAAACACCTAAAATAAAATGTACTTTTTCGTAGACATTTAGACCAGTTTGAGCTAGGTATTCCTTCGTCAGTTTAACGTTCAAATTCAATTCAAATTATGAAACAAACAGTCAACATTCACCAATTCCGAGACGCATTCCAAGTTCAACGTCCTAGCCAATTCAGTCATTCAGCATTGTCGGCATTGTTTGATTACCTGGAGGAACTGGAACGAGACACTGGAGATGAGATTGAGTTGGACGTGATTGCCCTATGCTGCGACTGGTCAGAGTATTTTAGTGCGGTCAATGCGTGCACGGCTTGGGGTTGGACCTTATCTGACGAAAACGAAGCTCTGGAAAAGTTACGCGATAACACCCAAGTGATTCAATTCGACGGAGGCATACTAGTTCAAGACTTCTAATTATAACAAATAAACATATGAACATAACACTAGAACTAACTGATACGTTTGGAGGGGAAGCAAATTACTCTTGGGTTAAACGTAAGCAAATACAAATAAGCGACAAGGCTTCTGATTTATCAATAGTGAGACAAGCTAAGAAGGCTTTTGATATGCAAGGTGTTAAATGTATCAAGGAAACATATGTGGATTCTATAGTGCTAAAGCCTCAAGGATACAACGTTGTTTTGTTTATTACTTTCCCATGAAAACATTCCTGGACTCATTAGGCGTCATTTTAACCTTAGTCCTATTATTTATATTACTATTTATCGTATTATGAAATACAAATTAGCGTTTTCTATTGTAGCGTCATTTAGTGGCGAACATCCAATGTTGGAGGAATGGAATCCTTGTGACACAAGCTTATCTGAAGTAATAAAAGAATGGCCTGGAAAGCCAGTTGAACCAAGTGACCCATATGATACAGAATATCAGTATTTAGCAAGAGAAGGCTCAATTCCAAGACGTGTTTTAGACAGATTAGACGAAGTGAACCTTTCGACACGTATACAAATATGCGAAAAGCTTAAGGCTCAATATGGAAGCGAAGCATTTTGGGCTTGTTTATCTGACGTTCAAATGTCTGGGATATTTGATAGGGAAACCACGTTTGGTTTTTTGGATAGAATTGGAGCTAGGTTTGAGGATTGCGAAACTATGGGAACTTTAGGCGGACCTTTAGGTGGTTTTGTCCCAGACTTTTCGTTCAGCGTAGAGAGCCAGATACTAATTAGTTCAATCAGGGTAACTCCTGTGCTGTGCGTTGAAACGGAAAACGGTTTGGAACCAATAAAAGCTCCGAGCGAAAGCAAGTGGGAACGTTTCAAAAGCCTTTTCCAGCGGTTTGACTGCTTTGACCTAGCTAGGCAAGGAAGGGCTATTTAACCAACAACAACACTCAGACCCCTTAAATGGGGCTTTTTTATGCCCGGAAACTACTATTTGCAGGTCAAGCTAGCCGATCACTGGTATAATTATGCGTTTTCTGATAAGCTGGAATCGTATGCCTAGAGCTAGAAAAGCAGGTCAAACTGTTTCATAAAAACGGAAAGTTATGTCCTAGCCTCAGGATTACCTACCAGGATTCAGTCATAGTCGAACTGTTTTGACACAACACTAGCTTTTATCGTTCAACTTTAACCTTTATCCTTATGTAATCCTTAATTTTAAAACCTCATCCTTTATAAGTTAAAGCGTTTCATTATTAGACGCTATAGCACTATCCTTGTTTATAAACAGACTTGGGTAAGCTTTGTGCGTTTTGACGAATAACGCAGGACTATCGCTTTTGCACGCATTCCAGGTGCTAGTTTGTGCCATTACGCAAAAGGGAAAACGAAATTCCAGATTTGAAATTCCAGATTTGGTTTTTGGAATCCTATTTCTAAGGCTCAAAACAGGCCGTTTAGTTGAAAATGGCTTTCTGCAAAGTGTGTAGGTGATGTCCAAGTGTTATGCAAAGTTGGTAGGTGATGTCCACTAGTTAGAAATTGGTTTTAGAAATCTCGAATTTGAAATCTCAGTTTTGGGTTTTGGACTCAGCTAAGGTAAACGGAAAATCACCCCAATGGTTCAAATGCTTAGAAGGCTGCATCACGTATTGAGGTATCTGAGCTAAGGCAAACCTAGCACTAGCAGCATAATCCTCAGAGAGATACTCAGTACCATGAGCCACAGTCATAGCAAAAGGCATCCATAAAGTAGGCATCATCTCAACCATACCATCATTGCACCAAGTAATCAGAAACTCATTAGGTATTTTGAAGCCATCTTGGTTATCCTGATTCTCAGCGTCTAATAGCCCCAAGGTTAGCTCCAAAGCCTTTTTAGGTATGCAGACACATCCTGACGCGAAAAACGTAATAGGAGTCAATTCTGTGCGATTGGCAAGCGGTGTAGCGTCAACCTTAGGTCTATGGGCGGGTCTAGGAGGTAAAGCGCGGCAGGGATAGGGTATTTGAACGATTGCGTTTAGGTCATGGGCTAGTTGAGCTGCTTTGATTAGGTCTTGGGTGTTAAACTCAATGTCATGGTCTATCTGAATCCATACGTCTAAGCCTGAATCCAAAAACTGCTTAGTAGCCCTACAACGTGATCTTGAGATCAGAGCATCCTCACGTATTGACCTAAGCTGAGCTGTGCGTGTTGAGCGAGCTAAGTAGCTAGAAAGGTCAATCCAGCTCATAAGACAAGTAGCTTTAATGTCTCCGTAGAAGTAACCCGTGATATGCAGGCTAGGCTCGTAGTTATCCAACATTTGTATTTCCATAAAGTATTCTACAGTTTTGTGTATCAGTTATCAAAAGGCAAGTCATAGAAGCGGCAGAAAGCTCCATCGTAGCCAACGTTGACTATCCCACATTCTCCATCTCTTTGCTTTGCTACTATCAACATCGACTCTCCTTTAGCGACTGACCTATCTCGGTTAATAAGGACAACTGTGTCGGCATCTCTTTCTATCTGACCTGAATCTGCTAAATCAGCTAACCTAGGTGGTCTTCCCTTCTCTTTCTCGCTCTCACGGTTCAACTGAGCTAATGCTAACACTGCTGTTTTTGTGCTTGCTGCTAATGATTTAAGCTTACCAGACACTTCAGCTACCTCGTAGGTTCTTTTCTCAGCCTTTTGCCCGGCAATCTTTTGCAAGTAATCTACAACTATAAGTTTAATGCCGTGTTTCCTTATAGACCGCTTAGCCGTAGCACTGATTTCAGAAATTGACGCGCCTGAGCTTCTGTCTAGGAAAAACAATGGAGCCTTTGAGCATTTAATCGTTGCAGCCATCATTTTGGACATCTCGTATTCGTTCAACTGACCAGTCTTTATACTTTGCATAGGAACTGAGCCAACTGAGCTTACCAGCCTACGCATAATTGATTTCTCAGACATCTCACAGGTGATGAATAGCGTTGGTATCTGGTTTTTAACGCAAGCTTCCTCAGTTATCGAAATGGCTAGTGCCGTTTTACCTATGCTTGGTCTAGCTGCTGCCAGGAACAATTCACCAAATTGAATGCCATCAGTCATCTTATCCAAAGACCTGAATCCGGTAGGAACTCCAGACAACTTACCTTTCCTGTTAAATCTATCCTGAGTGTCTGCAATAAATTCACCGACAACGATCTTAGAATCGGTAACTGTTGAGTCTTCTTGGCTTGTTGATACCAAGTGGCTTTCCATCCTAGAGATTGCGTCTATTGGTTTAATTTCTGAGTTCAACGCATCGTTAGCCAACTTCAGCCCAGCATCCCTAATCATCCTGCGCTCAAATGCGTCTTTAATAACCGAAACGTGCATTGGCATATGCTCAGGACTAGGAACCAGCTCCATAGCCTTGTACCAAATATCAACTGGAACCTCTAAGTCAGGCAGACGTTTTTTCCATTGGTTCGCAAGTGACGTGAAATCAGTTGGAAGCTTTTTCTCAGACAGCTCATGCAAAACAAAAATGGTTTCACGTACCAAATCTGATACAATCATGTTCTGCAAAGCGTAAGCCTCAGCTATAATTTCAGGTCCACCATCAAAGCAACATCCTATTATAGCCATTTCATCATTATTAGGAAAAAGTATATCAGTATTCATATTACAAAGATCCTTTCAGTATATCGTTATTAGTTTGATGAGTTAGTGGATTAGGAAGTTCTTGCTGATATGACTTATTATTATTCTTAACCCATGTATTAACAGCGTGAGTCCAGCTTTTCATTTTGTTACGCCCAATCATCCATCCATTAGATTCGTAATAACTAATAAACCTATCAGCTATGTCTCCATGCAAACCTCTTGAAGCAAACTCAGTTTTGACCTCACTAAGGCTTGGCTTTTTGAACCTAATCTTATCCTTCTTTTCTTCTTCTATTTCTTGATAGTCGCCCTTGGTTCGCCCTTGGTTCGCCCTTGGTATGTCCTGTTGTTCGCCCTGTTGTTCGCCTAAGATTACGAAAAGCCTTGAATCACAAAGACTTGCCACTGTTCCCCTGTTCGTCCCTTTGAACGCCGCAAATTTGTGTTTTTCCAAGAGCATCTTAGCGACACGGTAACGCTTCTCAGTCATTCCATATTGCCGATAATCCCCAAGCAAAGCCTCTCCAAGATTAAGGTCGTGCCTGTTGAATTCGTCGTTGTACCTAGCTCTATAAGCTATTATGTATGCCAATATAAAGGCATCGTTGTTTTTAGCTATTAACTCAATAGCTTCAGTAGACCTAGCTGCTTTGAACCAACCACTACTCATATATCGTAAATAAATAAGCCCACTATATCCTAGCTAGGAAACCACTGGAAGGTGCAGCGGAAACTAGAATACGTGGGCGTAAAGATTGTCGTGATCCCTTCTACAGCATTAACGCTCGGTTCCTAGGCCTAACGTCAACGGATGTATTTATGTATTACTTCTACTCTTAGGCAACTTCTTTTTTAGTAATGGGCTAATTTCGTTTATCCATATGTACTTACGCCTAAAACCTTTCTCGTCTACAAACGTATCTTCTTTAACCCTATTATCTTTCCTTAGAAGCTTCATACGGTCGTCAAACGTTGAGTCACCTATGTTGAGGTAGGCAATCCATTCCTGACGCTTTAGCCAGCCTTCTGGTGCGTTCTTCTGACGCTTAAACATATCAGACCACTTATCACGAACAGACTTTTCCATTGATTATCCTTAGATTATGTACGTTGAAATCTGACTTATCTGACTCAACAAAGGCAAAACCATGAGACCAGTTGTTCCTGGAAGCGTAATCTGGCTGTAGATCACAAAGACATCCTGTTGACCAAGTTGTAATCAATTTACCGTTACCGTCCTTTTCAGAATGCTCAGACCTTTGATGGAAATGACCACACATACTAGTTACCTTGGTTCTAAGGAACAAACCCCTGGCAGCGTTTACAGGATTGGAGATGGCAAATTTGTATTCATGCCCGTGAAGAAGGAGGAGTGTATTGATCTTAATGGCTGTAAGACTGTCTACGTGCTCCCATCTACTCTTCTCAGGATCAATCTGAGCTTGCCAAGTCGTAGTCGGTAAACCGCAAATCAAAGGTGCATTCTTGTACAGGTATCTATCCCACCAGAGTTCATGGTTGCCAGCCTTGTATATCAATCTTGCCTTAGGGAACTCATTCTGAAGCCATTTAAGCCCTTCTGTAACGTCTGCTAGGTCAGAAACAATGTCTCGCTTGGTTGGATTAGTCTCATGAGCCGATACCGAGTAGTTGTCTGAGAAGTCTCCGTTAAGAATAACAATGTCAGTTTTGCGTCTCTTACCTTCAGCCACAGCTAACTCAACAGCAGTCTTTGAATGATAAGGGATATGGATGTCTGACAGGATTAGAATGTTATGCTTTCCTTGTAACTGAACAGGTAAACGGTCTGAAGGCTTCCTAGGCTCTGGTAGGCTCATTTTTGGGCATTCTTGCTCTACTGTGGCTGAGTAATCAACTCATGTATTATGGGGAAGTGTTCTTTGAAGCATTTGTCTCTTATCGCAATAGCCAGTAACCTGTGTTCTTTTTGAGTGCCTTCATCGCATCTTTGAGTGAAGTAATGTATCCAGCTTCTAACACTTCCAGTCATATACAACTTAGTCGTAGTGCATAGAGGCAAGATCATCCTAGCAGTCTCACGGGATACACCTTCAGCAATCATTTTGTGATATAGGTCATCTGCATGAAGTAACAGATCGCTGAGTTTTTCGTTGAGTTCTTTATCATTTATTACGTTGCCGCTAGCCTGACGATTCTTCGAATCCTGAGTTCTTAACTCAATGTACTCGTAGCCCGTGGTCTGTGCATATCTTTGAGAGAATTCTTGGAAGCAGAAGCTGCGGTGTCTGAGTATTTGCGCTGATATTGCTCTGCTGGTTTGAATCTCAACCGTCATACTGCTTTGTTCAAAGATCGACCAGTGACCATGTTTGATGCAGTACTTGAGCAGCTTAGGTGCGGTCTCTGTGTTCAACTGGTTCGATGGATTGCTGACTCGCGCTGCATAGACGATGAACTGTTCAGCGTTTAAGCCTTCAATCAACGGTTTTGTCACCGCGACTATTCTTGCGTTCATTGATTCGCTTTCTCCCAGTCTTTTAAGTCACGCTTGATTTGCTTATACTGTTCTATGCTGAGAAAATGATTCATTTTGTATATTGATTCCACCCATGCAGCCAGTTCGTTTCCAGCGCGCTTGAGTTCTTCGATTTGTTGATTTGCCGAGTTGAGTTCTAGTTCGAGTTCGCGGCAAAATGTTGAATCGCATACTTTGTATTTTGAGTCATGTGGATAGTATTCCTCGGCATCTGTTCTAGGTGTGTCAGTCATAACTTAGCTTCTTTTGCTCGTTGAATAACTACGTAGTTAAACACTTTGCGCACTGTTGAGTCATGCGTCCTTATCTCTGAATAAGCATCACTGAGTTCTTCCTCTAACCGTTTAATGTGTTGATTTGCTGCATGTAACTCACGTTCCAACTTCTTCATCTCTCCAGCCATATTATACATTGTTGCGTACTTCTTAAAATAAGCTGCATCTGTTCTAGGTGTATCACTCATGCGTTTCCTTGTAGCAGTTGTCCGCCATCATCTCATCCACCTGCGTCTCTAGTTGTTTTATGCGTCTTTGCAGTCGGTTCAGTTCTTTAACTATTGCAACCGGCTTGTTATCCCACAGCAATGTTCCATCTGGTTTAATTATAAAGAATCCACTTCCAAATGTAGGAATCTTCCTATGCTTGTACAGTTTCATTCATCCTCCAATAGCTCATCCAGCATCTTGCGCTGACCTTTCTTGTTCAGTGCGATTAGCGACTTAAGGAAGTCAACAGCATCCAACGTGGCAGTGTGTTTCCAGTTAGGACGATCGTAACTGATGTCAAATATGGCTGCATCGTATGCGTTCAAGACCTTTACTTGTTTGTTTCTGGTGTAAATGAACAGCACTCGGTCGTGGCTGAAGTTGTGGATCATGGTATTAGTGATAAGAACGCAGAAAGCATAACTCCAATCGCAATTAACAAACATCCTGTTAACAGCAGTCCTGTAGTATCAATTAGAATGCCACCAGTAATTGTAATTAGTATTCCTATTATAAGTGATAATTTGTTGATGTTTGTCATATTTTATACTCCTTAGATTCAATAAACACTTCTCTGTTGTGTGGATACATGACATCAAAAACCTGCTCTGCTTTGCATTGGTTGCAAACGTGTGGATACCGTGGAGGATTGGTGCAAATAACATATTGAGTTGGAACCATGACTCCGGTTTTGCATTTGTCACAGATGTAATCCACGCGAACCCACTCGATTGGTGTAACTTGTTCGCTCATGGCTTGGCCTCCTTGGCTTTGTTCCATGAGTTTGATAGCAGCCTGTGGTTTGAATCAGAAACCCATTCAGCAGGAATCCAGAAAAGCAGCTCATCACCAGCATCCTCCAAGCGCTTGATGCGATCCTCCAGCCGTTTGATTCGCTGCTTCAATGCATCAATAGTCTCATTCCGATGCTTTACAGTTTGCCTTAGTATTTTGATAGATTCTCCAGCTTGGAATATGACTTCCTGATCTTCCTCCATCCTCTGAGCAGCTTCTAATATTGCAGTGTTGGCTACACCGTCCTCGGACTGAATGTCACTGGCTAGGATTCGTAGCGCCTTGATCAGTGTTTCTGTGGGTGTGGTCATGCTTGCTCCTTTCTAAGAAACTCCAGGTTGGCCTTACGATAGCTAGGTGATTTGATAACTTTACCTTTAGCATCTCTGACTATGTGCCTGTTATCGCTAACCTTGGTAACGGTGTATGTTTTCAACGCGTGCTTAACCTCATCATCAGTCCAGAACTTAGTCATATTAGAGCTATGAACCTCATCCCAAGCTCTTTGAAGTTTTGCGGGGCCAATACCAGCAGCCACAGCCGCACCTAACGTAACATACAACAAGTCTACAATAGCATCTGTGTATTCTACTATGTTACAGGCTTTATATAGCTCCAAAGACTCTTCTTCTATAAGGCTATAACGAAACACCTGAGTCTTGTAATCTACCATCTTAACTTCATCTGGGAACTGCTGACCAAACGAGAGCATGAAGTCTCTTACATTTTCGTATTCGTATGTCATATGTCTAATCCGCTGAGTTTTCTAACGTTACGTTTCCAATTCTTGTTGTTAGTTCCGAATAAGCCTTTTGGTGGGCAGTATCTATCGCCTAGGAAATCCAAGAATTTACCGGGACTTCCCTTGAGCAGCCAACGTTTGTAGTTGTTTCTGATGGTGTTCTCACACACGCGCCTAGCTTCTTCCTTGTTCTTAACCTTTACTGATTCCACACCGTATGGATGACGTGTCTTGTCTCCACCTTCAGCTAGGTATATCGCGTTTGAGATGATCTTAACTGTTGAGTTTTCGAGGGCGACCGCGTTTGCGGATGTTAATATCAATATCGTTAATGCTAGAATCTTCATCTGTTTTAATAGGTTGAATGTTATAAGGGTTTCTAAGGTTAATAATCTCTTCTGCTAGAATGCGTAACAGTCCTTTTTCGGGATGTTCATTGATCTTCAAGTATGGTTTCAGCTCAGACAGCTTCTTACTGCGTCCAAGACTGTTCTCCGGGTTAAGTGCTATCTCTATGGCAATGTCTATGTGACTCATGTTATTGGTAGGAAATAAGACCACGTTTAATCGCTGAGCGTACTAGTTCTTTAGCCTGAGCCAGCAATGCGTCGTTAGCCTTAGATCCAAAGAACATTGAGCCTCTAATCTCATCACGTATACGCTTGTCTGGATCTTCCTTGTACCTTGGAGCGTTAGTAAACCTTTCTGGACTAGCCCACTCCTGGTAGATCTTGTTATTCCGCTTATAATAACGAATGAACCTGAATCCATCCGCTCTGGTATCTCCGTAAGTTAGTGTCATTTGATAACCTTTCTCAACTTCTTGTACTGTGCCTGTTTCTTCCTTGCGTAGTCTCTGATCTCTTCAAGTCTCTCTGCTGTTACCCATTGCTCACGTAAGTATCCGTTACATCTGTTGTAGCAGTAGAAGAACTTTCCATCTTGAACGTACTCAGTGGTGTTGGGTCTTGGATCTCCCATTTTGAGCAACGTCTTGTGATTCCACGGTCTTTTCACTCAGTCCCTTTCGCTGTCTGTGAACTCTTCTTCCTGACGTTTCTTGAGCTTAGAATACCTTCCATTAAGCCCACGTTTAGACGCAATCTCCATAAGCCTAAGTTCCTCATGGAACCCACGTTTCTTCAGCCAGTTCTTGTAGGCGTTATTCCACTCATCTTGTGAACCTACAGTGTTTCCGAATCCAGGTGGGCAATGGTCAAGCTGCGGTATCTGTACTTGTTTCATATTTGAATTTGAATTTGGTTAGGAACTCTTGTTGTTTTCTGACGTATAATTTCTCGTTTCGTTTGTATAGGACCCCTTGAACTCCAGGCATCTCTAGCAACCTAAGCTCAACGTTTCCTATAACCTCTACTTCTTTTCCGTTTGTGTTAGCTGTGTATTTTCCGGTAACGATTGGGGCCATATCAGTCTAGTTTCTCTAGTTTGCGATACTTGTCGTAAGCTATCTTGCTTTGTTCAGCGTTATCATCAAGCCACGCATACGCGAATATAGCGCAGCAATCACGATAATCAGCCAAGCAGCGACGTATTCTGGCCAGTTCGTCCCGTAGTCTGTCTATCTCGTATGTTCTTGGATCGCTCATTTTCCAACTGTTTCTTCAGTGTTGTAATCTCTAGCTCAAACTTCCTACATAGCTCAGCAGGTACATAGCTCTTGCCATTCTCGTAGATAAGCTCTGGGCAGAAGTCAGTTTCAGGAGTCAGTGTCATGTTTCATCAAGTATTTGTGCAGTGCGTCATTGGCAATCCATTGAAGTTTTTGACCTTTGAGACTAGCTAGTTTCTTGATCTTTTGGTGCAAATATGGGTCAACAACGACCACACACAGTTTCTTATTTTTCATCGTAGTCCTTTGGTTGCGAAGTGTAGAATTAAGAGTGCATCTGCTGTTTTAAGTGTAGGTTCTAATGTGGGGTATAATTCTTGAGCTTTGTTTTTTAGTTTACGTTTCCATTCGCTGCTATTGGCGCAATCCTTAGCTTTTCCTAGTCCAAGGGGTTCTTGCCACATCTTAGGTGGAATGCGGTGTAATGAGTATCCTAGAGCGATTGCGATACCTTCTAAACGACCCATTGACTGAAATAGAACCGCCGTGGTTGAGCTTGGGATGTTCTTGCCTGTGAACTTAGGGATATCCTCAATGTAAATCTCTGAGTCCTTAGTCCGGTTATCAGCCAAGATCCTGTGCATCTCTGAGAGTGTTTCTGGCATTGAGTGTAGCTCTATCAAATCGTCCTGCTTGATTGCCAAACCTCCAGAAACACCTGGATCAACTGCTATAATTGTTTTCATTGAAATGGTGACCACGCTTTTATGAGGTTACGGGTCTGGGGTGATGAAATGACCACTGGTACAAATAAAGAAAAACCAGCGCCTCAATCCCAAATTAGTTAGAAGTTTACGTCGTCGTCGTTAGCAACATCAGCCTTAGTAGCTGCAACATATCGCTCGATCCGATTAACACGCATGACTCCAGATCCATCCTTCTTAGGAACTTCATTGACTGAGAGCTTTACGCGCAAACGAACACCAACCAACGAATCGTCAAACTCGCAATCATCACCTTCCTTATTCCCAATCGAGTGAGAAATCTGATCGAGCTTCCATGCCAGACTAGGTGCAATGATGATGTTATCTCGTATCGTGATTCGGTTATCAATTACCACTTCAAGTGTGACCTTCTCAGATCCAGCAAGCTTGCCAGTGGGTTGAACTCCATTAGTAACTGACTTAATAACAGCCGGGTATTCTCCAGCAGGTAGAACTTCAAATTTAGTGGTGAGTAGTTTTCCAGTAGTCCAAGTAGCCATTAGTATGTTTTAGTTAGATATTGTGATGATTCTTTGTGTGTTATGATACCTGAGAGTTTGTCATTAAGCTGTGATTTAGCCTCAGACGCTTTCAGGTTAAAATATGATGAATATACTTCGTTGAGCTTTGTAAGCTTGAGTGAGCAGCATTTGAGGAATGTATCAGCCGGAAGACCAGTAGCTTTGAATGCATCCTTAATACGTTCTGGCTCAACTTCCCTTTGACCTTGCCGACCAACAAGTCGATACCCTGGAATATCTACACCGCTCTTAGCCATATTAGATGCAGTCTTCCTAACGGTCTCACACCACTCTTCTACGACACTCACAAGATTAAGAGCAGATGCAAGCTGAGCAGGACTAGCAATCTCAATGTCTTTCAGAGGTATAGCATCAGCACTTACTGCCACCTTGTTGACATGATTAGTCAGAACAGAGCAACCAAGACTATTAGCGCACCAGCCACAATAAGAGCTAGGGACACAAGGAGTGTTTGGATCTGCAACTTTGTCATAGGTTGTGTAGACGAGGTTCTCAGCTTCAGATTTGAGAATGTGATAGGACTTAATGGTTCTAAACGCTCCGTATAATATATGTACTGTTGCTGAGTGCGTGTTCCTTCGTTGCATGAGTCCAAGTGCATAGGCTGCCATCTGATGTCGGTAATCACGTTCCATCCACTTAAGGTCAAAGATATGATCTCCACAAATCACATCAGCGGTGCCATCCATTATTACTTTGCCATCTCGGAATATCTCAATCCTTTGTTCTGACTCAATCGGGTAGTTATCAAGCGGAGCCTCCTTCTGGATGTAAGAATAAGCCCAACGAACACCATCAGAGTCAAAACTATGCAGCTTAGAGACAAGACTATCATCGCCACGTAACATAGCTTCAAGAGCCTCATGCCTAAGTTTGCCAGCTTGAGTATTCTCATTTTCACCACCCGGTTTGAACCTAGGACTTACTGACTGACCCGGTAACGAGCTTGGCCTAGTGATGTAGTTATTCATGCCAGTACTCCAGCAAAGGATTTAACAGCTTCAACGAACTTGTCTGGCTTGCTGAGAATCTTAGCTGCCCTAGCTGAACCAAGATCCAGAATAGTCTGACCTTCTCCTAACCACTTCTTGTCTATTAAGAACATCATTGCTTGTAGTTTTATATTATTGGAATCAATCAAATCTTCGACCTTCTGTTGCAAACTGAGATCAGTAACCACTTCCAATGTCTGAGGTTCAACTGGCTTAGCTTCCTCAAACGTCTCCAATGGCCCAGAATCGCTCACAGTTGCGTTATAAACCGTCTTTACTTGCTGGTTGAAGTCTTGGACCTCTTCTGGTGTATAAACTCCTGTAACAGCCTCAGGACACAAGAGACGCACCGCCTTACTGGTCAATCGTGCAACCAACATAGCAGCAGGAAACTTAGCCCAACCAGACCCAGGCTTAGGAGGAAGCAATCCAGCAGCTTTAGCATCGTCGCTAGTATAACTAATCTCAATATCGTTGCCGTCGTAAATCCACCTCGCCCGTGCAGCTTTGTCAGAGTTCTCAATCCATACCACTTTACCTCCCCTTTCACGATATAAAGCCAGCATAGCATCTGCACGGAGAGACAACTTACCCTGAATGAAGTGATACCGCTTTGCCAGTTCCAGAGGAGGTAACTTTTCGACAATGCACTGAAGACCCAAAATCGTACCTTGGTCAGGTCTATCCACTCCAAAAAGCCCAGACTTACAAATCCACTCTCCAAGCTTTTGCGCCGCCTCAATGGGGTCACTGATCTTTTCGTAGGTTGATGTTGTTAAGGTTTGAACGTTTGAATTAGCAACTTGTAATGAACTCATTTTGTGTGCGTTATGATTAGCTTTTCTACGAAGGCATTGATCTTCAGGCCAAGACGCTTGCAGTACTCAATCAGAGAAGTATGAGCTTCCTTAGAGATCTGTACCGTTTTCTTCGCTTGCTTAACCTTAGGATCAACCATCGACGAGAAGACTTAACCACACGCCAAACACGCTGTCTACTTTTTTATGTAAAAATTTTTAGAATGGCTTTAGGTGATCCATGCGAATGACCTCAACTCTGGTGTAAAGCTCGTAGCCAATAGCCCCTGATTCCAAGGCCAAAACAGCGCCAGACTCCAGCAAAACACCGCCTCCACCTTCCATCAAAAGTGCTGAGAAATTAGCTATTCCTGAAGCTTTTCCAAGTGAGTCAGTTCCACCTAGGTCGCAGTAGTACTCTATCCGATACTTGGTCTCTTTGTTGGTGGTAACCGTTGCGCTAACGAAGACTGGGATGTTCTCCTGATTACTGATGTGATTGCTGAGAGAATAGGCGCAAACCGTGTTGTCTGTGACGTTGATTATCCGAGTCCTAGTGCCCTCAGTGTAATGAAACATTGAAGCACCCCTGATATTCCAAGTGCCAGGACCTACTGTGAACTCGTTGTTGTTCAGGGATATAATCAGGTCGTCTGGGTCGTAAGATACTTGGTTAATTGTTCTAGTTGTCCAAGCGTCATTTACGGCAGTTCCACCAGCAGTGCCAATCGGCTTTTCATCATGCAATACAGCAATCTTTTGACGCAACCTATCTACGTCATACCGCAATTTGTTGACCAGAATTGTCAGCGTCTGAGAGTCGTATGCCATGTTATTTTAGATTGCGACTGACCATGCGTTCTGCTTGCTGAATTCCGTTAGCTATACCAACCAAACCACCAGTAGGAGAGTAGATCCTGAAAGAACCTTTAGCCTTGCCGGGTAGAGCCTTGAAACCGTTTGTGAAGTTAAATGCTCCAGCAACAGAGGGGTCTGGTTGATACTTAAAGTCGGTTGGGTTTCCGTAAATTGGATCTTTAACAAAGACAGTATTGCCAACGCTGTAAGATTCGCTTCCACCTAAAACAGGTTTGCCGTTGGTCTTATCGTAAAAGTATGAGTGTTTTTTGGGGTCCATTCCAACCGGGGTCCATGTTGATATATCGTTCGGTATTGACCTGTCTGAGGAGTATGGCCCTTCAACCGTAGCTATTGGGTGTTTTTTTGCTCTACCTTCTTTTATGGAAACTGCGCCTTGAGACATTTCACTTGAGCCTTCTTTAACGAAGAATCTAACCCCGTTTTTAAGCCTTACATGAGTGTCGTACCCTATTCTATCGCCAACGTTTCCTGGGGTAGCTTGATTGTGAATTGTTTGGACATAAACCCCCTTCTGAAGAAAAGCCGGAATGTCTATTCTAACTCCAACAGGTGTTCCTTCTGGCAAATTTCTATGCTCTCCAAAAAACGGCCTCTTGGTTTCGTATAAAGCATTTTTAGCTTCAGATTCAGAAGGGGGCTTAGAAAACTTTACATTCCCCTCTTGTCGAACCTGACCGATTTCCCCGCTGCTTTGGCTGCCTTCCTTGCTACTGAGTAGGCGATTGCTACCGCTTGTTTCTGAGGTTTTCCGTGTTTCATTTCGGTTGAGATATTCTTGCTCATACTCTTTGGCGAGTAACCTTTGATTAGTGGCATATTCTTTGTTGTCTTGTGTTATGAGCTGCTTGGTTGCAGACCCAAAATCTGTAGATGTTCCTAGCTTCTGATTGTCTTTGCCGTAAGCCGTATACTTCCCATCACGCTCAATGATTCGATAGCCAAGTGCGTTGTTATAGACCTTAGATTCGCCAACGTTCTCAACCTTAAAGTCCTGAGGCTGGAAGTTCTTCTTACCCAAACCGTAAGTCTCTCCAACAGTGTATGACCATTTCTCTCCAGTTGGGGTTGATGAAACTATGTGGTAGTAATTGAAATCTTCATGCTTAGCCCCTTGACCCTTGAGTGATCCTTTGACGTTAGCTTTTGTGTAGTCGTAGCCAGCAGGCCTTTCAGGAGCATCACCCATAAAACCCATAGCCTCGTGCATCATGTTCCGAATCTTTTCACCTTTACTACCTCCGCCAAACAACTCAGCACTCAGTCTGGCCTTTCCTTCACCCAGAGTCAGGTTGTTCAAATAGCGCATTAGGTCGCCATAAGCCTCACTCGGAGTGTTGTATATTCCTTTGTAGTTATCTTGATGAATGAGTCTTGCCAGCGTGTCTTTGACCCTAGTTGTGTTTACTGTGCGTTGAATTACACCTTTCTTTGGAGTCAAAACAATGTCGTGAACTAGATGCTCTCCCTCTATCTTTTGAGCAGTCTTTTCTTTGATGGTTTTTGCGCTGCCATAAGGCTCTTCGTTGATGCGATAGTTTACAGTGCTTTGGACGTTACCCTTGGTCTTATCTTGATTTAAGTTCTTCCAGTCATTGTATATTTGAGTTTTGGCTCTTTCTGGAAGATCAGGCGTGTTAATGAATGCTAAAATCTGATTCTCATTTAGACCCTTTAAGCTAAGACCTTTGCCACGGCCTATAACAACTTCAGTCAATGTTGGGTCACCGGGTTTAGATACTGCTGCAATACGAGCAATAGCCTCTTCGTTGAATTTCTTACCAAGCTTTTCCACCTCTAATGCTGGTTTTTCAACGTAGTTTCCATCTTTATCCTTAGTAAACCTATGAGACATATCTAGCTCTTTGATGGCCTCAGTAAGTGGAGTTTCAGCAGCCTTTGCCTCAATGGGTTTTGCAGCCTTTTCCAAAGAAGCTTTTGCCTTTGCTAGAGTATCCTCAGCTTTCTTTTGCTTAATCAATTCAACCTCAGCCTTGGCAGATTCTTTTTTCGCCTTAGCTATTTCCTTCTCAACATTCCATATAGATTTTTCAGCCTTAGCTATTTCTGAGTTTGCCTTATATGCTTCTTTTTCAGCTTTAGCTATTTCAGACCTTATTTGTTGCTTTGTCTTTTCGTCCTTTGCTTTGGCTAGTTGGCTTAATAGGTCGTTTCTCTTTTTAATGTTTTCAGCCTTGATTTGATTCTGATTGGTCTTCTGCTGAATTAGATCATTTCTAGTGTTTTCGCCATGAATCCTTAGTTCGTCCTGCTTGTTCTTAATGGATAGTATTTCAGACTTCTTTTTTTCTATCTCAATTTTCTGAGCGTTTTGAATGTCTTTTTGAACGGCTATCTCTTCAGCAGTTTTTGCTTTTGCCAACGTTTGATACTCTTTGATTCCTTTGATCTGCTCTTTTGCTATTTCCGCTTCGCTTCTTGGTTTTGCGGTTTCGCTTCCATACTGAGCATTCATTGCGTTCTCAATAAGCGTGTCTAACTCTGGGATGCGAATTAACCGTCCTTTATCGTCTGTAAAAGCATACTTGATTTGATTTCCAACTGGGATTGGTGTGCCTCGCTCGTATAGGTTTGTTCTAAATTTGTCGTAGACTCTTTGCGTTACTGAATCAACTAAGTTTCTGTAGAACAGTGGCAAACGCTTGGTCAAGGCATCCTCCATCCCCTTTCTAGTAAACAGTTTCTCAGTGTAAATCGCAGTCAGCTCGTCAATTACAGACCCAATAGCTTCAGCCTTGTCATTCTCAGGTATGTCTGACTTTAGAGTCTTACTGAACTGCTTAAACCTATCAGCCTCAGCCGGATTAGACTTGTACTGCTCAGCAATGCTAGATGCGACATCAGCCAGACCGTTTAGATCAGTTATCCCAGGTTTAACAGTGCTTCCGTTTTGATCTTTGACCCCAAGAATAGTCTCCCTAAGACCCTCACTGTAAGACTTACCAATGATTCCAACTCGAATTGCGTGATCTAACTCATGTATAGCACTGCCAGAATTCAATCTATCTGGGTTTAGGTTAATAGTGTTGTTCTTAGGATCGTAGTAAGCAGTAGCCAGATCATTAGCATCCAAGAAATTCACACCAATACCACGCTCTCTAGCACTATTAACAGCATCAACGGTTGCAGCAGCTCTACGGTAATTCTGATCCTCACCAGCAACTCTAGCCAAACCATCAGTCAAACGCTGCTTCAATGTTGGATCAGGAATTGTATCTAAGAATCGGGTAATATCACCCAACGCACCTTCCTGACGCCTAGCCCCAATGTTAATGAAGCTACCTATGCCTCCACCTATAGATCCTAATCCAATGCCAGCCCCAGCTCCAGCGCCTGCACCCTCAGCCGTACCAGTAGACAAATAACCAAGAGTAGAACCTATCGCAGCACCCTCAGCAGCACCTTGAGCAACGTCACCTACAAACCTGTAAACCGGCTGAGCCTGAGCCAAGACTCTAGCAAACTTCCTAGCTGGTTCAGATACAGTTGGTGATAGTGCGACACGTTCAAGAGTTCCTAAGCGACTGGGGATGCCTTCCTGAGCGATTCTAGCAGCTTCTGCAATTACTTCACCACCTCGATTGAGTAGACCACCTCCTAATGCCGTAGCAGCAATTCCACTTAGAACATCAGGAGAACTCAACACCCCAGCACCAATGGCTCCACCAAGCAAAGTCCTAGATTGCTCCTTGGGTATACCAGTGAAGTCAACAACCTCATCTACAGCCTTGCCAAACAAGCGACCAACATCACCTACACCAGCACCAACCTTTTGAGCGCCAGTACCAGCAAGTTCAGCAGTTTTTAACCCAATTTTACCAGCAGCACCTTCTACACGTTCAACAGCCTTAGCCGCATTTAGAGCAGTCTCGCCAAGATGCCCAGCCAACGCAAAACCCTTAACCGGACCAAAGAATAAGGTTGGATCAAGTACATAGCTCAGTGCTTTTGTTGCAGCAGGGTCAATCTGATCTTTTTTTGCAATTAAAGTCTGGTTTCCTTCATCAAGTTGACGTGTCTTTTCGGCAAAGTCTCTGGCTTCTAAGAACTGATTGTAACGCTCGTCTAATGTCCCTGAACCCGTAAGCAATGATTTGAACTTAAACAGTGGGCTACTTGGATTGTCGGACTGAGCTATTAAACCGTAAAGACTGCGTGTTCCTTGGGCAAATCCCTCAACTCCTGTAGCAGCCAAACTCTTATCAGCAGACAATAAGGCACGTGCAGCACCTGGAATACCTTGACCAATATCTTCAACAACCTGAGGCAACGCTTGAGCTAAACCAGAAAGATAGTCAGTAGACTGCTGATCCTTAAATTGCTCAAACAAAGCATACTGGTTTCTAGTTGGCTTAAACGTTGGGTCTTGAGAAACTGTAGCTGCTATATCTTCGCCAGTAGGTGGAAACTGTTCAGCCAATAAACTCTGAGCTTTCTCAGGCGTAACGCTATCAGGGAAAGTGACTACAGCTCTTCCAGGAACAGTTATTTGATATGGCATGATTATTCAATTTTACCAGTTACCGGGTTGTATGTTTTTATCTGAATACCGCTTTGAGTCTGTGGAGCTGGAGTTCCTTTAACAAATTCACTGAAATCACGTGGGAATCCGCTGATGTTTTTGCCAGCTTGAGAGTATACAGATAATGAGTCTTGGTAGGATCTAGCCAGTTTGTCTTCTAAGTTCTTAAGAAGCATATCCGAAAGCTCCTTACTATCCCTAATGCTTGGCAAAATCTTCATGTACCTTTCAACGTCCTTGTCAGTAAGAACGCCAACCTCGCCAAACAAACCTCTAGCAACCTCAGGAAGTGCAGCCTGTATGCGTGACTCAAGCTCCTTTCTAACCTTATCAAACGTATTAAGCTCACGAAGCCTTCCGATAACAGGACCAGTCATTGTACCTTCAAGAGATTTCCTGATTCCAGCCAAGTCACTAGCTACAGATTTGATCGACTTTAATTGCTTAATCTCTTCAACAGCCAACGGTTGTCCTTCTTTTACTTTAGGAGCTTGCAAAATTTCAAATTTACCACCAGGACCCACAACGGCCGTAGCACCTCCAGGAAGCTCAGTGGTCTTAATCTGTTGAGGTTGAACCCCTTTAATAGCAGCCATTGACTGAAGCATATCAGGAGTTACAGGAAGGTTTAGACCCTTAAGAATCTTAGTGAACTCAGGAACCATCTCCTCGTAAGTCCTAGCACGTTGAAAAACCTCTGGAGCGCCTTGAACCGTAACTTCTTTTGTCGGAACTTGGCTTGGCAATGGTTGTCGTCCGGCTGTTGGCGTTGTTTCAGGTTGAGCCATTTCCTGAGTTGGTGCGGGTCCAAGCTTCGGCTCGGTTTTAATCAAACTAGGTTGAATTCCTTGGAAGTATTTAGCTGTTGTTGGAGTAGGAACAAGTTGGGTGCCATCCCCAGGGATAATAGGCTTTCCGGCAGCAGGGTATTGAGCTTCAGGAACTTGAACTTCAGGAGCTTGTTGGAACCACTGAGCTGTAATGGGAGTTGTTGGAGCTGTCGGAGAAACCCTAGGTGCTAAAGCCTCTGCGAACATTTGCTGTAAAGCTTGATAATCTGGAACATTTTGAGTGGTTGTTTGAGGCAAAACCTTAGTCTCGTACAAAGGAACTTCAGAAGCCCGACGTGTAGCCTCCTTATTAGCCTCCTCATAAGCCACTTTTCTTTGAGCTTCTGCAAGGTTAAATCTACCAAGTTCAAGATTTTGAGCAGCGAGTTGATTGCTAAGAATCCTAGACTCTTTATCGGCATAGGTCTCAAGAGAGTTAGCAATGGCAAGTTTATCCATCCTAGTAGCCTTACCAGACATGAACTTCTCAAGATTCTTATCACCTACAATCCTGCCTAAATTCTCCAGATCAGCAGTAGCACCACTAGGCAACGGACCTTGACGACCAACATCAGCATACTGAGCCAATCCAGCTTCAATCTTTGAGGTTAGATACTGTTCCTCTTCTTTGTTCTTGATGTAACCTCTAATGGCTCCAGCTATATTCTGTCCAATGTTAGACAAAGCCGCACCATAAGCACGACCAGGAGCCGTAGCAGCCTCCATATACCCAGCAGGCAAAGTCCCACCAGTCATTCCTCTATAAGCTGAACTGTATCCATAGTCTGCCATAAGTTATTCCTTGTGCTGAGAGTGATACGCAAACTCACGTAGTTTCAATGAAATTGTCCGCATATGCTGATAGCCGCCACAGATCCAAGCAACAGTAACAACCATATCATTTCCACACTGCCTAATTACATCAGCAACATCTCGCTTCCATTTCTCACTAGACTTTTCCCAAGCAACTGAGTCTGCGTATGTATTAGTTATGTTTGTTATTACAGTTTGAAGCTTAATGCAGTTGTTTATGTAGAATGTAGTAGTGTATAAGTTGTTAGCTTGTATCAGCAAATCTAGCAGGTTTTCAGGCGTTATCTGTTTATCCCCATCTACAAAGTCGTCAATAGTATGGCAGTAATGGTGAAATGCAGACACAAAGAGCAATGCGTCAGGATTATTGCAACAAGCTTCTAGGTATATCCTAGCTAAATCATCCATATACAAAGTCTGTTCCAGCACTAGTTGGCTTAGTTTTCCAATGCTCTAAGTTAGCAAATATACCAAATCTAGTATGAACAGTTGCGCCATGATAAACACCAGACTTAACGACCCTATTCCAGCCAATGTTAAACCACTTCAAAGTTTTAGTCTTGTTGACCAAACGCCAAGTTACCTCGCCAAACAAGTGGATAATTCGACTGTCGCAATGAGCATGATAATGAAGCGGTATAACCTCATTCTTAGGACAAACCCATATCTCTAGCTGCCAAGTGTTGAATCGGAACAGCTTAATCCCAACGCAACGCTGGAACCTGGTTATCACAGAGACGATCCAAGACCTTTTAACGCTCCACCAACCTTACTTGCACCTTCCATGATTCCTTCACCAGCCTTGTTGATTAGATAGCCTCTAGGGTTTGACATGAATCCAGGTGCATTTTCAGCAGCGTATTTGTCTATCTCCATCTCAGACATTCCCTGACGCCTTAAATCATCAAGCTTCAACTGGAAATCGTCTTGTGCCTGAGAAAACGCATACGCATCTCTTAAACCACCTCCAGCCTGACGACCCATTCCAACAAACCCAGAAGAACTAGGGCTGTACATTGGAGATTGTTGCTGTGGCCGATATGGATTGTAACCGTAACCGTAGTTCATAAAGCAGATAACCCTCCAGAGATCATTCCAGAAACATTAGCTGCACTAGCAGTTCTAGCCGCCAACTGGGTTTGCATATTCTGGTTAAAGATGTCTCCAGCGTATTGACTCTCAGGATTGAATAATTGACCAGGGTTAAAACCACCAGCTTGACCAGTAAATCCAGCAGTCATACCAAACGCCTGAGAAGGACGACCTAAAACCTGTTGAAACACATCACCATAAACACCCTGAGAAGCTCCCAAGGCACCCATAGCTTGTTGTTGACGTTGACGCTGAAGTGTAGAGCCGAGTTGTTGTTGAAGTGCTGCTTCTTGCAAGACTGAGCTTGGGCCTTGAGCCAAACCCCTAGCAGCTTGAGCCTGACGTACACTTTGCTGAGCCTGACGAGATTCTAATGGGGTCAACTGAGATCCAGCAGCTAAACCACTCTGAGCCTGTCTAGTAAGAGTATCAGCCAACGCAGCCTGTTCAGGAGACGCAGCCCTCATAGCCTCCCTAGCCTTAGGACCAAGCGCCGCAATATCAGCAATCTCAGCACCTCTGGTAATACTACGTGTAGCAGCTTCAGCTTGAGCCAATTCAGGAGCGTATTGCTTGTACAACCCCATCAACTCAGGTGCAGCAGACTTAGCCAAACCCAACTGTAACTGCTGATATAACGGAGCAAACTTGGCTTCAGCGGCGTACTTTTCTGGTGCTAACGCAATCTGAGCTTCAAGTGTTTGGCGTGTTTCTGATCCGTAATCTCTAGGTGCCGGTGCTTGTACTGTTGCTCCCATAAAGTTCCTGTCCTTTCTTGTATAACTTAATTCCTATCTGAATGTCACGTAGTTTACCGTTTCTGACCCCAAAAGCAGGTAGTACGGCAGACTCTGGAAACTGAAAAAACATAGCAGCGCAACAAGCCATTACAGCTATAGGACTATCACCTGCCATCTGATCCCAGTACCAAAACATACCGTTATTATCAGACTTCTGCCACGTCCAAGGTTTTAGTTCCTTATCTTTAGTGCGCCAACCAACAACAACACCTGCAACATTATCATGCTCGTCTACAGCTACCTTCAGCGTGTTTTGGTTAAGATGAAAGATTACGTAATCCTCTAAAGCTTCTCTAGTCCACCCGACAAACTGGTCAGGCAGCTTAAGCTTAAAGTAGTCTGTAATCTTCTGAACCATTAGGTAATTGTTGTCGCGGTAATGATGGCTTTCCAGTTTGCAGGAGTAAAAGTTCCATTAGCTCCAGTGCTTGTATTTGTTATATATAAAGTGGTCTGATTTGTTTTAAGCAGCTTAACAGTTCCAGCAGTAGCGTATAGAGAGTAAATATCAGACCTTCCATTGCTTCCAAATACATCCTTATATGCAACTATATCTCCAATACCATATCCATTTTCAGCGGTAGTGCATTTGAAGTAGCAATTGAAACTAGCAGGTGAAGATCCAATGGTTAATCCCACCGAATGTCCTGCGTCTGTAGGTATAGTAAGATCGTTACTGGTAAAATATGTAATAGTATCAACGCTTGCTAGTGTTCCGCCGATATTCTTTTTAACCAACGAAGTAGCACTAATATCGCCAAGGTTTCTTGTAGTACTTAGTCCAGCGCCAATGTTTACAACCTCAATAGATCCAGTGCTTGCAGTTACACGTCCTAGAATTGAGTTGGTTGCAATCTGCCTAATCTTTCCAAAAGTAACACCATTAGTAGTGCTAGATGCGTCTCCAAGTTTAGCCGTTGTTACAGCCCCAGAACCAATCTTACCCTCAGTTACCGCACCAGTTCCAATCTTAGCCTCAGTAACAGCGCCAGAAGCTATTTTGCCCTCAGTAACAGCCTCATTTTGAATTGATGAAGTAGATACAGAGTTTGACCCAAGAGTAAGAGATCCACCATCAACAGACCCGGTAACATCCACGCTAGGAGTACCAAGAAGATTCAAAGTAGATGCGTCCAGTGTAGTGTTACTGGTTACAGTTGTTCCTGGGGTTACAGTTACGAAGAGTGGCATATGTTTAAGAATCGTTTCTACCGTACAAGCGATAAGGTAATCCTGATACCATTGACGAAATCACAATGACGCTGCCTTGGCTCGTTTCAAGAACAGGTTGTAATGTAGCGCAATGACCTTTAAGACGCACTTTATGCATGAACCCTTGGTGTAGCCCAGCTTTGAAACCGTTACTTCCTGAGACCAATACAGGCTTAGTGCTGTAGTCCTGGCGATACCTTACTAGAAAGTCATTATTGCTATTTGTAGTTACATAATCAGAAACGCCGTAAGTGTAGTACTTAGTTCTGTCTTTAGTAACATTAGTAGCATACACAAACTCTTCACTAACACCTTCAAATATAGTGCTAATGCTGTAGCTTGGATTCCACGTGTTAAACTCAAACTTTAGATCAGTCCATTGCTTATGCTCAGTAGATCCAGCTTGGTATCCTCTAAAAGTAAGGCTTGTTGAGATTTGATACTCAGTTCCATCCATCTTTCTATCACACAAAGCCTCTTTATCGTAGTAATGTATATAGTTAGAATTGTCAGCGAATATCAAATACTCGTTACCAGCTATAACAAGACGCTCATAATACTTAGGAATAAGCAGATTACCTTCCCAATATCCTTCCCAAGACTTGTTTAAGAAGTTGAATACAATAGTTCTAGTGTTAGTTGATCCAACGCCTTCAACCGGAGTAGACAAAATGTATCTGTTATCAAAATAAGAAGCACAAGCACCACTCCAGTATCCCTGGTCAATCTCAGAGATTAGATTCTGAACATCATCAGACATTGGAACGACAACAGACTGAGTAGTGCCGTAATCCGTTTGCCTCATGCTAACCACACCACGTTGACTCAAAAAGATGATGTCTGAGCCTGTTCCAACAATGCTATTAGGAGCAACGCAACCAAACTCACGTGTAACCTCCATCAGCCGCGTAGAACTTAGATCACCGTAAAGATTCTCAATAGCCAGCACTGACCTTTCCTTGAAAACAACTAAAGTAGTCGCGTTAAACGGATAGATTGCTACAACACGGTCGTTAGTTCCTGTATTGAGTTTGAACTCGTTGGTAAGTGCTAAGTAATGCAGCGGATCTAAAACATCACTGACAGCCAAGTAATCGTTACCATAGACCATCAGCAATCTATTCTGGAAATACAGACCAGTACGACCAGCAGGGACATTAGCTCCACTAGCACCATACTTCTTAATTGTTCCAGCAGGACTAGTTACAGCAGTGATATTTACTAATGTCGATGGAGATGAAAATGTGCAAGTTGGAGTACCAGTATATCCAGATCCAGCGTTTGTAATTGATACACTTGTTACTTTGCCATCAGTTATAGTTGCAGATGCAGTTGCGCTAGTTCCACCACCGTCGATTATAGTTATAGTTGGAGCCGTTAGATACCCAGCACCCTGATTCGTTATAGTTATTGACGCTATTTGATTACTACCATTCTTAACTACAGTTCCAGCAGCTACAGTTGCATCATTAAGTGAATCAGTATCAGCAGTGTCTCCTGTAAATAACTTAAGAGTATTGTTGTCTACTGGATATACATAATAGTTACCGCTACTAACACCTGTAATGCCTGTTACATTGCTAATAGTTACTTGATCTCCAGCTACAAAATTATGATTAGGTACTGTTATTGTATCATTTGAAGCACTAGCACTGATTATAGAGCTAACACTAGGAATACGATTAAAACCATTGTCCAAAGCCGTGACTTGCTTGCTGGTAACAGTGTCATAGCTAGACTGCATTATTAGAGGCAACCCATCGTTCTGAAAACTCTCTAAACCCTGAGTGATGTCATTGCCTGTAATCGTGTTCTGAAGCTCAAAATAGTACCTATCAGTGGATGTTAGAGTTGAAGATAACGTTAAAGCGTTGGCATTGGCTATGGCGTCACCTTGAGTCAAATGAAGGCTTATAGATTGACCAACCACATTAACAAACAACCCATAGCCCTGACCACTTGGAATCGAACTGCTTTTAGTCCACAGATTCTGAGAAGATCCAATAACACCAACAATGATTCTGTCGCCTGTCTGAAGGTCTGGAGTTACGTTGAGTGTTATCTTGCTAGTGCTGTAGTTGACTGAAGATCCTTTGAAATAGTACCTAGCAGCCCCTGGACGCATCAGAACCACACCATTACCACACTGAACAAACTTAACCTCGTCATAGAAGTCATGCCCATGCAGTGATACCTCTAAGTGAGATTGATTAGGACGCAGGAGATAAACCTTACCTTGACCACCATCTGACGACCTAGACGTGTTAGAAGCCACCAGAAGCCCTTGCTTGCCAGTAACCTCATCTCTGTAGGTCATTATTCCTACTATATTAACAATGCTAGAAGTGGATGCGTAATACTTAAATGTCTTTGGATTTGAACCAGTAAAGCTGTAAGCCTCAGTAGACATTACGCAGTTGGTATTATCCAGTGATTGGCTCAGTAACCTAGTTCCAGACTTAAACACCAATTCGTTATTAGCACTAGTATCACAAGCCAATATAGTGTTTATAGGAACTGGCCCGCTAAAACCACCAACAGAACTAGATCCAGTAGTTACATTTCCAGTGCGAGTCTCATACGTCCAAAGACCACCCCACTTAGGCTGAACTACTCCCCAGCGATTCTTGATGATCTGATTCTCAAATGTCCTATTAACAGCCTCACAAACATAACCCTTAGGAACACGACCTGGATCTAGGCGAGAATTAACACCCATGAACCCATCGTCTATATCGTGAAGCTGTGGGATGTCTGGCATTAGCGTCCTAGCACTATGATTTGACGGGTTTGCATCTCTTGTCTAGCAACCTTATCTATCTCATCAGTCAAAGCGTTGTCTCCAAGAAGCAAAAACTCGTTACCCAGATCAACCTTTCCATCCACTCTCAACATCTGACCAGCAGCCCTATAAGCGCAAATATCAGCAAACCTATATGGAATAGTGGCTACAGTGCTTGAAGTGTAAACAGGCGGAACCTTGCGATACTGGATGTAAACAAATGGATAAGAACCTTCAATAAACATACCCTCATCATCAAAAGAGTATGGAATCTTAGTCTGCTGCCATTTAGCCCTAGGATCTTGAGACCAAACCGCAAATATCTCGCCAATTTCTTGAGACCTAGTAGTGCCGTCTGGATTCAACTGCTGATTAACGTGCCTAAAGAATGGAACCAGCTCAGTCCAATACGATGAATTAGTTGGATCAACACCAGTTGCGGTTGATTGGATAAGCTGATAGTATTTCTGAGTTACTGGATAGAGTATGATGTCACCTCCAGAATAGGTCACTGTTGCGTCGTAATTGCCACTAGAAGTCGTTGAGATTGAAGAGATAGCCTCAGCCCAAAATTCCCAGTTCAAAGTGCCATTAGGACCGCCAGTTGTAGGAGCATTGCCTGAATTAGCTACAGGTTGAACATACTGATAGTACTTTTGCTCAGTTGGGAAATAAACATAATCACCAGAATAATAGACAGTTGCGTTTGAGTAAGTTGGAGCAAAGAACTCTTGTTGAATGACAGTTTGTTCAGGCCAATCAAAAGCTTCCCAAGCCTGGCGTAAAGCAGTTCCAATAAACGTCTTGAAGAACGTAGCCTCCTCAGTGGTTAAGCTGGTAAATACACGTCCTGTCAACTCACAGGCTTTTTGCAATACATAGTCGTAAGTAACAGTTTTCATTTAGGCAATGCGTACCAGCCTTCTGGGATTATGATTTTGTTGTTAGACCTGACAATCTTGCCAGTTGAGTCCTTAACCCAAACCCTAGCTTTAACAGACTCAGCTAACCTGACTGGCTCCCCGTGAGGAACGTAAATCACCCTGCTTGTCCCGCATCCCAGAATCAGAAGCATCAATGGTAGCCAAAAGAGTCTTTTTAAGAGCTGCATCTTTGAGTGAGTCTTCACTGGTTTGATCCCTTTCCAGAATCTCCTGCAACTTGTCCAGAACAGCACCAGACATCCCTTTGGCTATGCTTCCTATTGGGTCCATGTTTTAGAAGGTTTTGGTGAAAGTAGACAGCCCAAGCAAAAAGAGAAGCCTGACCAGCGTTTAAGACAACCTCAGATATAGGTGGAGTAGATAGAATTAGGCAGTTAAACAAAGCTCCAGATCCACTGAGAACAAGACCACATTTAAGAAGCCAATGACCAATCAAAGGCCACTTGTGAACAACCGAGTCTGACCTAAACAGTAGAATGTAAAACCCAACCATCGAAGCCGTAAGCACTCCGTTACAAACAAGATTGATGGCTGTAATTGCGTTCACTTTTTCTCTTCGTTCTTTATGCCAAACTTGTTAATAGCCCATTCAACACCACGTAACCCAAGGAACCCAAGGACAAATGCTGTAGCGTATTGAGTGTTAGGAGCCTGAATCTTAGCCAGATCAACTACCACTGGAGTCAAATAGTTAGCCGACAATGTGCCAGCCAACAAAGATCCAATTGTAGCCCACCAGTTTTCATGCCCATCACGCCTAACATTGAGCAAAGCACCAGCAAAACCAGCTACCAACAGCCCAACATTGACCCCGAGTTCCTTGAGTTCAGCTTTCATTCGTTGGATTTATTCTTATGGAAAGACCAGCCAGCACCAGCAGCAGCTATGATCCCACCAACGATTGTGTTTGCTGTTTCGTTATCAATCTTACCTTTGGCAATGAGCAATCCAGCTCCAAACGTCAACAAGTGACGCAACATTCCAAGTGCTTGATCTTTAGTCATTTTTAACAGGTTCAGGTTGTTGAGGTTTTGACGCAGCACTAATCTTAGCAGCCAGAACAACTCCAGCTTGGGCAACATTTAGACCGCCACTTTTAACAGCCAAGTCAATCAGTTGCAGCAGCGCGTTAGCTTCTTGTTCGTTTAATTCAATCGTCATACTTCAGTAGTTTGCACCCATGGTAGGGGCGGGCTGATAATTGGCGGGTTGATCTGGTTGTCAATCTGTTGCTGCACGTTAGCTTCCACACCGGACTTATCCACGCCAGAGTCCCATACCCAGTTTAGAACGTCGTTTTGAGTCAGATCACTGTAAGGTGTGAACGCTTGAGGATCAGGTGCTTCAAATGACGTAGAGCCGTAGCAGGTGCCAGCGTATTGACCCTGAGAGCCATTGCAGCGCCAGTTAGCGGTTACGACGACGTTTGTTAGCCCAGCATCAGCAGGCTTGACGTAGAGTGTTTCGATTATCCAGTTAGCAGTCATATTAGTTCCAGAATGTTGCGTTCATCATGCCTCCCCAAATACTTCTATTTCCTCCAGTCGTGTTCACTTGAACAACCTTGAAGTACACAGCAGTAGGAGATCCACTTATAGATAGTGTTCCAGTTATTGAAACGAGTTTGTTCACGTCAGCAGCTCTAGCTGGTAGCAAATTTGCAGTAGATGTCCAAGTAGAGTTGTCAGTCGAATAATACAAATAAAATCCAACGGTTTCAGATCCGGTTGCGTCAGCGTTTATGTTGTAAAAACTGAATCTGTAGTTTGTTGGATTGAGAGGAACTACACCTGTAGCAAGTGCGCTTCCACCGTAAAAGTCTGTTCCGTTTACAAGGAATTGCTGCGTCCATGATTTTGAATCAGCAAATGTAAGCGTTGCAGATCTAGCAGTTCCACCACCTCCGTCAGAAAGAATTTGAGCAGCAGTGCGCGACTTTACAGTGTTGTTCCCATCAAGAACAAGAACCTTAGTTTGGTTAGAACTTGTTGAATATGCTGATACGTTGAGGAAATTCATGTTAGCCTAGTACAGTTACCCAGTAATCAGTTCCAGAAGCTGGAGCCGTAGCAAATGTGATCGTTGTTGTTGTTCCCGTATCGTTTGAAGCTATATCAGCATATACAAGTGAGTACGGAGATCCTTTTTGCCACACCTGAACTATAGGCTTAGGATTTGAAAAGTTATGAGTTACTGTAAATGCTGTTGTGCTTCCGTTTCCGCTTAAAGTTGCGTTGTATATTACAGGAACATAACCAGTACCAGTACCTGAATTAGACTTCGCTGTTACCGTACTAGCAAACGTCGCTGCACCTGTGGAGGCTATGGTTAGATTAGTTGTGCTGTTTGACTTAAATGATAACGCATTTGTTGTTCCATTATATTCTATACATCCTGCATAAGAATTTGATCCTACAGCAAAATAGTATCCACCTACAACATTTCCTGAAGAAGGTATTCCTATTGCAGTTCCAACGTTTGCATTTCCATCAATTCTTAAAACTTCATTTGCTCCAAAAGTTGCACCAGATGCCGCTCCGTAAGTTATTCTTGTTGTT